ATTTTCCTCCTTTAATTAATTTAATATGATCTCCGTGTATGTGCCTTTTAACACTGCTAATTTTTTTACCTCTTTTATATTTAGTTATGCTCTTATATCCTTTTCCTTTTTTAATGGATACTTTGCGAACCATTTTAACACCACCAACTTGTTTAACTTCGACATTTTCATAATTGAAATTATCTGTGTTCATATATATTATTTTAAGAAAATATATATAAATATATAATATATGGATTCTCATGCTATTATTCATTTTTTTCATATTTTAATTGTTGGTACTTTATTTCTATATGTTGGAATAAATAGAGAGAATATTTATAAACCTTTATTTCCCGTTTTACTTATTTTAGGTTTTATCATTATTTTTTATCATTTATATAAGGTTTATAATTATTTTAGTAATAATAAAAGCTATTGGGTTAATTTAATTCATGTCTTTATTGTAGGACCATTATTAGTTTATATTGGCTATTATGGCGCTAATACATCAAGAAAATTCTTTGAATTGTTAATGATGTTAGGTTTTGCAGCAATTGGATATCATTTATATTATTTATTTTAACAATCTGTTTTAACCCATTTACTTATTAATACCGCTTCTACACTCTCTAATGCTCCTTGGACCCAACCCTGATATCGACTTATAGCTTCACCTACTACTAACATTCCCTTTTCTGGATGTTGAGCTTGATAAACAAAATCATCTCTATTCTTAAAATTACCTTTTAATGGCTCATAATAATGTGTTCCAATAGGCCAATAATAATCCTTAATGGCAATAATATGTAATGATCCATCTAGAATTCCTAATGATTTTTCAATTAATTCTGAATAAAATTTACGATTTTTAAAGTTATTTTCTAAATTATTTTTTAGAGCAATTGCGCTATCATTATCACTATATGCAATCATATATACACCTTTATCTGGATTCATAGGTATTATTTTTTGGAGTGGACCTGGAACAATTGTGTAACTAGAAACATATTTCTTCATAATATCAGCAGATTTAGTATCAAATTTAGCATATAACCTTAAAAATGGTTGACCATGAATTTGTTGATATAAACTATTTTTATTTGATGCACCAGGAACTAATTGTTTAATACCTGAAATTGTAGTTGCTATAATTACTTTATTTGCATAATAAATCTTGTTATTATCAGTTTTTATTTCAAATAAACATGGATTATTTTTTATTTTTTTTATTTGTGTAACATCTGATGAAAATTTAAAATGATCTTTACCTATTTTATTATATAATTTCTGTACCATTTTCTTCCATGGAATATATAAAACCGTCCATCCACCTTTATTATCATCCATACCATAATTATATAATGTTTCGTAAATATCAGCTTTTTCATAATCTGTATAACCAGCACTTAAAATAAATTTTTTATACAAATCAGCACCTAATATATTAATAAAAAACTCCTTAAATGTTTTATTGTGTAATTCAGGATGTTTTTTATATTCTATCATTAATTTATCAATTATCTTAAGAATATCAATAGGTTGAAATAAAGTTGAATAATTCATTACAGATTTATCTTCTTTATAATTAATATCTATTTCCTTCATTAATTTAATTAGAAGTGGGTTAGTATCTTTTCTTCCTATACCAGCACCTGTAACAATTTCTGTTCCATAAAATATTTCATTACTTGTTCTTCCACCAATCCAGGTTTTTTTATATTTTTCTAGAACTAAAAATGATGTTTCACTGGAATATTTTTTAATATTATATGCACTATATAATCCTGATATTCCACTTCCAACAATAATTATATCAAAATGATTCATTTTATTATACTTTGATATAATTAATTTATAAATTTATACATTAACTGTAGAAGTTGTTGTAGGGTTTAATGGTGGTAAAGGTGGTAACGGTGCAGCAGCTATATTATTTTGCATTGGTGGTTGTGCAATTACTACAGGTTTTAGCGGTACAGGACTAATTATAGGTTCATTTCCAAACTCTGGTATTTGAAATGGTTCTGGAACTGGCACTGGCTTAGGAACTGGTGCTGATGTTTGTTTTGTTTCTTTTATAATACTAGAAGCTTGTTGTTCCAAGTTTTTAATCTGATTCTGTGTTGTTTCTAGAATCTTAGCTTCTACAATTGCTTCATATATTTTAATACCATTTACATAATCACTCTCACATTTAATATAGAGCTCAACAATAAATTTTCTAGTCTTTTCAATTGCAGTTTGGAGAGAATCTTCTGTTAACTTAGGATTAATTCTAATTACTTTTTTGCCAGAATATGGATCAATTACATAAGTAAAAATCTCATTAATTACATCTAATAATTTAGATTGATTATCTGCAGCACTTTGTATCATTTTTTTAGTATTATCAGCATATTTAACAAATAATTCATTCTTCTTATCCAATTTATATTTATTTTTAAATATAGGCTTATCTCCTTGACAGCCAGGTTTTTTATTATAATCTCTTAATTTAATGTCGCTAAATTTAGTAATTTCAGGAGGCATTATTTCATTTCCTGTAAAAGCTGTATAAAAAAGTTGTAAATCCTTATTAAATTGCTTTTTAGTTGAATCACTCATTCCAGTAAAAGTTCCATTAGAATAGTCATAATTATCATCTAAGTATAAGTTCATTAATTCGGTTATACCAGGTTCATCAGCTAGTGTTTTCTCTAATCCTGTTTTAGTAGAATTCATGTCACATACACGAGGTTGAATAGTAACAGTATTTGCAATATCATCAAATTCCTCACCTTTCTTAAGTGCTCTTATTCTATTATCACAAATATTTAATTTATATAGTTTTCTGTCTACATTTTTAGGAATTTTATCCTTTTCCATTAATCCTGTTTTTACAGTTTGTCCAGTTGCATCTTTGTAAGAATATACAGGGTTTATTGTCATAACAATTGCTGCAAATACATGTGCAATTTTAACATAAAATTTGGCAATTCCTATACAAACACGCTTCTTTTTGAGACTTTTTTGAGCATCATTTGATATATCTAAACTTTCTAGATTATCTTTATTAATAAATGATAGACGTTCTTTTTTAAGATCATTTACTTCAACTCCACCTCTTACTCTTTGAGCGAGATAAGTAACTTCAGTATTATTGAAATATCTCTCTATAATATCAGATGTTAAAACAACAAGCTTATCACAATATTCTTTTTCAGAAAGTTTGCTTAAGCTCTTAAAGTCCATTGTTAAGATATAATATGTTGCAATATAATCAATAATATCATAAAAATTATCAAATTCTTTTTTAGCTGATTTATTTGAATTAGATGATGTTGTATTTCCCATATATTATAGCCTCTTAAAAAAATATAGAAAAAAAATTATAAATAAAATTGAATTAAAAATATTTTATCTAATGAAAGATAAAAATGAATATGAATATGAATAAGGACAAGAGTCAGAAGCGAAAAAATAATAATATTAATAAGACGGAACTATGGAATGTATTTGATTCCGAAATTGAAAATCCAGAAAAACAAAATGTCCCATTAGAATGTATTTATGGTTCTGGAAATAGAGAAATTTGTGAACGTTGTGAAACTATTTTAGCATTTTCAGATGAAGGTTTTCTAACATGTACAAATAATAAATGTGGAATTATTTATAAAGATTTAGTAGATCATGGTGCAGAATGGAGATATTATGGAGCTGACGATAATCAAAGCTCAGATCCAACCCGTTGTGGAATGCCGATTAATCCTCTATTGCGAGAATCATCATATGGTTGTAAAGTATTATGCTTTGGACCAATGTCTTATGAAATGCGAAAAATAAGACGATATACTGAGTGGCAATCAATGCCATATAAAGAGAAGTCTCAATATGATGAATTTCAAATTATTACAACTATGGCACAACATGCAGGCATTCCTAAGATGATAATTGATGATGCAATTATATATCATAAAAAAATATCAGAATATGAATTAACATTTAGAGGAGATAATAGGGATGGTATATTAGCTGCATCTATTTATATTTCTTGTCGAATCAATAATTATCCCCGTACAGCAAAAGAGATTGCATCTATATTTCATTTAGATATTACAAGTGCAACAAAAGGATGTAAAAATGCTCTTGCAATTATTAATAATTTAGAGAAAGATATGGATACAAAAGAAAAGACTAATTTTGGTAAAACAAAACCGGAAGCATTTATAGAGAGATATTGTAGTAAATTAAATATTAATAATGAATTAACCCGATTATGTCAATTTATTTCAATGAAAATAGAAAAAATGGATGTAATGCCTGAGAACACACCACCATCTATTGCTGCAGGAGTTGTATACTTTATTTCACAAATATGTAAATTAAATATTAGTAAAAGAGATGTAAAAAATGTAAGCGAGACGAGTGAAGTAACTATTAATAAGTGTTATAAGAAGCTGGAAAAAATAGCCAAAGATGAGAATATTATTCCGGCAGCAATTATGAAAAAATATAATTTAGTTAGTGTTTAAATATAAAAATAATTCTATATATAAATTTATAAGGTAATGTCAGATTTAAATACTAGCGTTAATGAACAACCAGTTAAAGTTCCTAAGAAAGTTTTTATAGTCCCTTATAGAAATCGTGTGCAACATAAATTTTTTTTTAGTAAATATATGCAATTTATTTTAGAAGGCGATACTGATTATGAAATATATTTCTCTCATCAATGTGATGTCAGAACTTTTAATAGAGGTGCCACTAGAAATATTGGTTTTTTAGCAATTAAGAATAAATATCCAAATGACTATAAAAATATTACTTTTATATTTAATGATGTAGATACTATTCCCTTTTATAAACTTTTCGATTATGAAACTACATTTGGAGTAGTTAAACATTATTATGGATTTAAATATGCATTGGGTGGTATAGTAGCAATTAAAGGTGGTGATTTTGAGAGAACAAATGGATATCCTTGTTTTTGGGGATGGGGTATGGAAGACAATGTTTTACAAAAAAGATGTGAAGCATTGGGTATAACAATAGATAGAAGCATATTTTATAATATTGGTAGTCCTGAAATTTTACAGCTTTTTGATGGTATTTCTCGTATTATTTCAAAAAAAGATCCTTGGAGAGGTGAGCATGATAACGGCATTGATGGATTAAGAACAATTTCTAATTTAACTTATACAATTGATGATAAATCCGCAAATCCAAATGATAATATTTTTGTTGTACAAAATCCAAACTCTTATGTTATTAATATAACATCATTTCAAACATATATTCCCTTTGGTTCAGAAGAATACTATAATTATGATTTGAGAGAACCTAAGAGAAAGATAATTAATCCCGATAGATTAAAAGAAACACGTAAGATGGTTGTAACTACAAATGATTGGACAAATATTCCTTATTATCCAACAAATAGAGAGAAAAAAGAAGAGTATGCACAACAATTAGTTTCTACAGGAAGACAAGTACCGCAAGAGTTATTAAGACAAATTGAACTAGAAAAAGCCAAAGAAGTTGCAAATGATTCTTTTAATGCAAATATTGTTAATCTTGCGTCAGCTATCCAAAAGACCAACCAGGCGGCAGAACCAGCACCTGTTCATTTAAGACAATATCCATCTGCTCCTACACAAGTTCATGCTAGACAAATTCCTCACAAATACTCACCTCAATATGCAGCGTATGTTGGAGCAAAACCAAGAGCACAAGCAAGTGCAAGAGTTGGAATGGGAGGATTATATAGATAAAGGATTGTACAAATAATTTAAGCATTTTTTCTCCATACATAGACCATTTCAGTATAATCATTTTGTCTTTTAGATTTTTTAAGTGGAAATATTTCAACAGCTTCTCCAAGTAATTCTTTTAATACACGATCATATACTTCCTTACATACATTTATTATATAATGACCTCCTTTTTGAAGACCATTATATGTCTTAGAAAATACTGGCTTATAAAAACGGTCATCCATATCTGCCTTCGACTCATAAGCTAAATTGTTGGCATATTTCTCAATAAAATAATAAGGCGGAGATGAGAATACAATGTCATAAACCATTAAAGAATAATCAAAAGTAGCAGCATCTCCAAAATAAATGTTAAATTCTGTGCCGATGTTTTTGCTTTCTAAGTATGAGACCATATTATCGTAAGCCGGTTTTAAATCGATGTTAATTTCTACACCATAAAACGCCGACAAACGCAGCGCAGCTGCTGCCACAGTAGAACCGCCCCAACCGGCGCAAAAATTTAACACACGTTTAGCATTGTATTTTGTATAGATTTCCATACAATTTAATGGACGCATTATGTTTATAGCACTAATGCAAATATTATATACTTCTTTATAAACAACGTAATCATTTTTAGTGCCATTTTTATTTTTGACATTCTTATAATATGTTAGCATATTTTGTATAAATTTTTTCTTTTTATATTCATCAATATTCTGCAAAAAATCAAAGAAACTGGCATCATACTTGCCTTTAGTTTCGAGACGTTGAATAAATGTAAAATAGTCAACAATATTATTTCCTATACGAGATCTCGGTCCTACTGTATGTGCTGCACTACCTATTTTAACTAGTTCTGCAAATTCTTTGTCTACATCATTTAATGAAATATCTTTGATTGCATTGGCAATTGCATTTTTTTCTTCTGAATTTAATATTTTAT